CGACTACATCTTTGACTACGTCACTAAAGAGTGGATTCCCGACATTCCGGTCTTAGAAACCAAAGCTAGGGAGCGACGCAATCGTTTTCTTGCTGCCTCAGACTGGACTCAAATGCCTGATGTACTGTTGGCTACTAAAACTGCATGGGCAACCTACCGACAAGAGCTGCGTGACATCACGGCACAATCCGGTTATCCTACAGAAATCATCTGGCCAACTCCACCGCAATAAGACATAATACGCACATGGCAGAACTCGTCTTTGACCAGAAAGATCGTATTGGCGCTTGGGTTGCTAAGCGTGTCGGACAGGACTCAGATTGGGGCGGTTTCTATGCGCTCGGTGTCATGGACGGCGATGAGGTTCTAGCCGGAGTAGTCATAAACAACTACAATGGATCAAACGATACATGTCATATAGCCATCGCACGGCAGACGAAGCAAATCATTCCCCTCTTCGAGCATGTGTGCAACTATGCATTTAACCACTGCCAGTTAAAAAGACTCACTGGCATGGTGCCCACAAATGAACCACATATCATAGAATTCGATAAGCATCTTGGGTTTGAAGAAGAGTTTGTAATGAAAGACGGCGCTCCCGGCGCTGATATGCAGATTTTGGTAATGCGGCCTGACACCTGTCGTTGGCTGCGCAAGGAGTAAATATGGGCGGAAAATCGTCAGCACCACCAGACTATTCGGCGATGGCTGCGGCCACGGAGCGTGGTATTGCTACTGCTGAGCGTCTTGGCAATCGTCAAATGGACTTCGCACAACGTCAGTATGAGGAAATGAAACCTCTGGCTGAACGAGTTGCTAACCAACAAATGGCTGCTCAAGAAGAGCTGATGCGACAGGGGCGCGATTACTACGACTACCAGAGGCAAACGTTCCGACCGTTGGAGCAAGGTCTTGTTGCGCAAGCGCAACAGTACAACACCGAAGGTAACCGAGCCCAGCTTGCTGCTCAGGCTTCTGCTGATGCAGCTAACGCATTCCAATCTGCTCAAGGTGTTACGTCTCGAGACATGGCTCGTCGTGGTATCAACGCTTCGTCTGGCGCTGCCCTAATGATGAGAAATCAGAACGCCCTTGGCCTTGCAGGGCTGACCGCCGGTGCAGCTACCAACGCTCGTCGTCAAGCTGAACAAACAGGTTTTGCTCGTAGCCTAGATGTTACTGGCTTAGGCCGAGGTCTCGCAGGTGCTTCTCTCGGTGCTTATGGTGGCGCTTCTGGTGCTGGTACTGCTGGTCTTGGCTCAGCAATGTCTGCCGGTAATCAGCGTAGTGCTGCGTTTGGCCAAGGTGCTGGCTATTCTCTGGCTGGAGCTCAGATGGGTCTCACAGGCCAAGGCAACATTCTCAACGCGCAGACAAGCGCATACAACACTGGCGTTAATGCACAAGGTCAAATGTATGGCTCCATTCTGGGCGCAGGCGCTGCGTACTTCTCTGACCGACGCCTCAAAGAAAACATTGAGAACGTTGGCCGTGATGAGCGCACCATGTTGCCGCTCTATGAGTTTGAGTACATCGGTGGAACTGGCAAACGCTTCTTGGGCGTGATGGCCGACGACGTTGAGAAACGTTATCCTGAGATGGTGTTCACAATGCCTGACGGTTACAAAGCAGTTAACTACGCCGGTCTCGGCATCGAAATGTTGGAGGTTTGATATGGGATGGGCATCAGGTTTACAAGCGGGTCTTCAGCTAGGTAAAGCTTTTAAAGAAGGTCAAGAACGCCGTGCCATGGAGAAAATCCAAGGCGCTACTGCTAATGAGATACAAGATTACAGTACTGCGGGGACTCAGCAGATTCAAGGCTTGCAAGCCTCTGGTGCTTATGACGTTGAGGCTGTTCCTGCGGCTCCGGGCCAAGCCCCTACCCTTCGCTACACACCCAAACAAGGTTTGGACTTGCAGGGGGACATGCCCGCTCCAGCAGGAGCGTCTATCGACGTAGCTCCTCAGCGACTGACTGAGTTCCTTGGTCAACGCTATGAAGGTGGGTTAACACCGGAGCGTATGGAAACAATCCGCACCCGCGCTATGGCTAACGCCATGGCTGACCCCGCACGTCGCCAACAAGCCCTCCTTGCTGTAACCGCTGAAGAACGCGCACAAGCGGCAGAGAAACGTTCGCAGCTAGGATTTGAAACCCAGCAAGAAGCCGCTTTACTTACGATTGAAGAACAACGGCGTCTTAAAAAAGAACGTGATGATGCCGAGACCCGCCAAGCGCAGCTGTCTAAAGATTGGTCTGACCGCTTGGCTATTAAAGACGCAGACGGCAATGTTACGGGCATGCGTCCTCCCACTAACGAAGACATGATGTGGTCTGCGCAGCGCAATGCACAGAATCTCGCTGCTGCTGGTAAGACAACAGAGGCTATGGGCGCGTATAGAGACTTTGTGACTACCGCTAAAGCGCAAATCGAGTTACAAGGCGCTGAGCGTGGTGAAGCTTTAAAAGCCGCGGTTGCAAAAGTTAACAATGGGCAGTTTGATGGAGCTAAAGACTTCTATGACAAGTTTGTACCCGACGGTGCCAAAGTCGAATCGTTTAAAGAAAACAAGGACGGCACAATCACCGTCAAACGTGTTGATTTGAACGGCAAACCCATGCCAGATACCAAGACAACCAAACAAGAACTTATTGAAGGTTTGGTCGCGTTTAATGATCCAGCTAAGCTAGTTGATTACGCGCAGAAGTCGTTCATGAACAACCTCCAGACTGAGCAGCTTAAAGTTTCTAAAGGCCAGTTGGGTGTTGCCCAAGGCCAGCTTAAAGTATCGCAAGCTAACCAAGCTCTTAGCGAAGACACCGCGGGATTAAACAAAGTGTTGGCGCTTAAACGCGATGCACGTGAAGACAAAAGGGCAGACCAAACTGTTCCACAAGGTTTAAAGCCAGCTAAAGACAAAGATGGCAACTTGGTTTACATCGATACAACTAAGCTTAAAGCAGACGCAAACGGCGTTGTTAAGTTACCACAAGGCTTAACTCCTATAAATGCCAAGACCGAGCCATCCGATGCTGCTGTCGCAAGCTTAGCGGCCAAGATTATGGAAGACCCTAAGCAGAGAAAAATGGTTGATGGTAAAAGAGTGCCACTTACTCCTGCAGAGGCGGGCATTAAAGCACGGGATGTTTTGCGTAAACAAGGTGGGGATGCTTCCGAAGACCCGGCTGACAGATTAATTCGTCTTATGAGAGCCGCTCAGGCGGGTAGTGCTGTAGACTCCGAAGTTGAATAATAGGTAGCAGACATGGCCGATTTAAACAAGATTCGTAAAGCCTTTCCCGAGTTCAAGGACACCAGCGACGCGGAGCTTATTGGTCAGATATCCAAGATGACCCGGACTCCAGTCGGGGAAATTTCTGATTTGCTAGGGATTGCGCCTCGCGGCACGTTGTCCGAGTCTGCTCGTCAATTTGCTGGTGGTTTAGTCTCTGACCTCCCTAAGATGTTTGGGCAGGCCGCTCAGTATTTAGTTCCTGAAGGTAGTCAAGCTGCTATCGATGCTAAAGGGTTAGTTCAGCGTGCAGAAGCCCGTGGCATTGGCTATGAGCCCGACGTGCGCGGGCGTGGTTTGGGTGGTGAAATAGCTATCAAAGGGGCCCGGGGTGTTGGTGCAGCGGTACCTCTATTAGCCGCCAGTGCTGTTCCCGGGGTAGGGCCAGCCCTTTCTGCTGGTATAGCCGCTCCTTTGTTTGGCTTGTCCTCCGCGCAAGAGACCTACGAAAAAATACTAGAGCAGACCGGTGATAAAGAAGCCGCTACTGCCGCCTCTCGTCGTGTGGGGGTTATACAAGGTTTAGGCGAAGCTGCTGCTACTTTCGTTGGTGGCAAAGCACTGCAAGGTATTGCACCCGTTTTCGGGGCTGGCAGTAAAACCACTGGCGGTGTTCTTGCGGGCTTAACTGATACTTCAGTTCTTAAGCCGTTTGCGAAGAGTATGGCTATTAACGCTGCAGTTCAACCAGCAACCGAAGTCGCACAAGACCTAGGTACTTATGCGGTCGAGCAATCCTACGGCGCGAAGGCCGAAGACCCTACTGCTATTGCACGGGAGTCTGCTATTGGCGGTTTAGGTATGAGCTTGTGGCTTGGCCCCCTGTCCTTGGGCGGGCACAGGATGCGTGCGAAGAAAGCGGAACAATTTAGCCTTGCATATAACGAGGCCATGTATGGTGAAAGCGCAACACCTCAGACTCGCCAAGCAGCTTTACAAACGGTTGTAGCAGAAGCTAAACGCCAAGGTGTTAAGGTTGATGACGCCGAGCAGTGGATGCAACGCCAGATACGCGAAGAGGCTGTTAACTTAGACAATCTCAAAAAGCAAGAAGACTCTGTAATCGAGGCTGGTAAGGAATCCCCCCTTGCAGACATTTCATACGCTTTAACTGACCCAGAACTCGCAGACAAGATTTCTGATACCGATCGGCAGAGCCTTATTGGGCTGCTTGACACTGTTCGCTTAGGTAATTTAAACCAAGCTACAACAGATGCTGTTGTGTCACAAGCTCAGGGAATCATTGGC